TATCATATTGTTTATAAAAATGCTTTTTGGTAGTATCATCAATTTCGTGCCCTTGCTTAATTCTACCTATTACTAAAATTATAAAATTCGTACATATTTGTGCTAATAATTCTGTGTTGTATTCTTCTACTGATTTTTTTATTATTGATAAATCATTTTTAAATTCATCTAATTCTTTTAGCATCTGTTTGTCGTGTTCGTCAGTATATTTTTTGCTTTCTTCAAGCAATTCATTTTGATTTTTTATTTTATTGTTCGTTCTATGTGTTATTAGTGCTATTATAATTGTACTGATAGCACTAATAGCACTTACTACTATTGCTGATATGTCCATCTTATGTCTCCTTTTATTCACCCCCTAAAAATGTTTTGTTTAATCATTTTTTCCATATTCCTATTGCAATAAAAGATATCCCTATTGGAATATTATATATTTTATTTGGTCTTGCAAAAGAAATCCCTCTAAAACTATTCAATCCAACAACTTGTTTGGTATACTGACATTCAAAGATAGCAGTATCTCCATCAATAAATACTTTAGTTATAATAGTAGGTGTTTCAATGAATTTTTGTGAATAATTAAATGATTCGTTTGTTACACCAACAAATAATGGTCCCCATTCCTTATCTGCACTTACAGACCTTCTTATATTGTTTCTTGTAACTATCATAATTCCGTTAGTATATCTAATCCAAGTCCCATATTGATTACTTCCTGTGTCATATATTACTCCGTTTGATAAATCATTTAATTTTGTTAATATTGTGTTATCATTATTCTTCAAATTATCAATATCCTCAGTAATAGATTTAGGAATATCTGCTCCGCTTCGCATAAAAATTTTAAATTTGTATCTGTCTTGTATATCTTTTATATTTACTTTATATTTGCAATCTGCCATTTATTCCTCCTTTGTAATATCTTCAATAATTTTTAGTTGGTTTAGTAATGGTGTAAATACATCATCTCCTACTTTAATTTGTATATCATAATAGTAATAGCCTGCCTTCATATTTTTTGTATCTTCTGGCAATATTTTCACTTGATATATTCTTGAGTTTTCTGTTGTATCTATTTTAGTTATTCCATTGTTTAATGATTTTTGAAAAGCATATTCTGAGTTTGTTTTGTCTTTTTTACAAGAAAAGAAGCAAGACTCTAAATCTTGCTTTAATCCTTCTATTTCAAAATCAAACACAAATGTATCACCTTTTATTAATTCTAATTCTTCCATAGTTTCTCCTTTATTTGTAGCCTTCAACTTTTAATATTGCTATATCATTTGCATCATATCTAACATTTCTGTTTTCTTTTAAATTAGTTACTTTAGCATTATCTAATAATAACATATTATTTTTTATTAAGTATTTGTCTACCTTGACTTTAATATCTAAATCAGGGTAAGGAATTAAAATACTTAAAATAATATATTTATTAAAACTCTTGCTAACTACTAAAGAGCTATTAGCATGTGTTTCAGCATCTTTATAATAAATAATTACTCTTTCATATTTATTTACATTATCACTTAATGTTATATCACCTTTTTGACCATCTCCATTATTAAATAAGATTGTAGGTTTTGCTTGAATTCGTCCTTGCAAACAATACTCCAAATTACTATAATTACCATTTTCATTTTGATTGTAACAACCGTTCCACCAAGCCATTGATTCAGCAGTCAACAAATGCTTTCTTCTATTTGTATTATTAAAATCTAAATGACGGTTATCATTATTCATTCCAAATGTGCCTCTACCGTTTAAATCAGTACTTATCAGTCTATGTTGTATTTTTCCATTTGAGATTACTGGGACCCATGTATCAGTTGTATTTTCTACATCAAACTCAGGTGTTTTACCTCCCCAAGTTCCATTATTAGTTGTTACTTTATCGTCTCCAACATAACAATTACCGTCTGTTCTTATTGAAAAGATTGATAGTCCACTATCTATTCGTAATTTTTCAGTTGTTGTTTTAAAATTATCTGTAACTTGAACTTCAACATCAAAAGATTTTTCATTATCTAAATTTAAATATAATTTGGGTAATTTAAATTCTGTATCCATAGAGCTCACTACAAGCTGTTTCCAATCCGTGAAGTTATTATAATCTGCTCTATATCTATATTCTATTTTTTGAATTGTGTTTTTATTTGTTCCATTTACTAATATTTCACTTATTTTGCCACTAATATTTATTTCTGTCTCGTCTTCAAAAAGATTCTTTCTTTCTCCAAAAATATATAAAATTGGCTTATTGTATTCATATATTTTAATTTCTTTAGATGATGATGTCTCCATTTTTCGGTTATCTATCGCAGTAGCTGTCATTTTATAATTTCCACTATTAGTTGGAATTCCAAAGTCTACAATTATATCTCCTGAAATATTTGCATCAATACTTTTTTCAATATTTCCGTAACTGAATTTGTAATGGTCTGCTGTCGCATATTTTTGTGTTTGCATTTTATTTTCATGCATTACTCTAGCTTTTAAATTACTCAATCCTTTAATTATAACATCTTGGCTACCAGTCCAAAAAACTATATCTTTGTTGTCATCATAAAAATCAAAATATTGAAATATAGGTTTTTCACTTCCATTGCAAACAAAACTAATATTTTTAAAAATTGACGGAATTGTATATTCCCCCTTTTTAAAGTATAAACTTATTTGATAATTTACTTTTGTGTTTTTTTCTTTGGATGAAGTTTTATAAAAGTGTTCTGTTATTTCCGCTTCATTTAATCCAGTGAAGCTAGTACCTTTAAAAGTATATTTTTTAATTGTTTGTTCATCTTTTTCAATAGTTAATTCAAGTGTTCTGTTTAATGGATTTTTAAATTCTAATTTTATAGGCTCTCCTATTTTAAATACTTGCTCATCTTTTAAATTTATAAAATTAGGCTTTGAAATAGGTTGAATTACTATGATGTTAGATTCTTTCCAAATTCCATTGTTGTCAGCCATTATTCTCATTTGCAACTCGTTTTTTACTTCGCTTCCATCAAAAGAAGAGAATGATGCTTGTACTTTAAAAATACATCCTTCTCTCCAATCTCCGCTTACAACTTCAATATTTTCCCAATCTGAAAATTCCCAACTTTCACCAAGCATTCTAATTCTATATTGTACGCTAGTTATTCTTTTGCTTGGTTTATAAGCGATTTTCATGATTTCTTCATCATCTGCTTTTAATTGATATGGTTGTGTTTCGAATTCTGGAGCTCTAGCTATACTGTCTAATTGAAAATCCTGTTGTCCACTTTTTTCTCCATTTTGGTAAAACCATCCACTTATTTTTACAGTAATTTGCTTTGATCCATTATTATTATGAGGTACATCTAGATTACCACTTGCAAGTACAAAATCTCCGTCTGTTTTATAGTTTGACCACTTGTTTGAGCCATAAACTTGTTGCCCATTAATTTCAATTGTATTTGTTCCTAATGAGTTTAAATACCACTTGTTATGATTATCCAAATGCAATTCCCAACGAATATTACTACCACAACTAGAACTATTATTCCAAGTTCCAGTTCTCCACCATTTTACGTAAAATCTTGAATTTCTAGCATAGCCAGTATAAACAATTCCTTCTACCATATTATCCTCCTAAATCTTAACAAAATGCCAACCAGCTTTTTTACCTTCTGATATTCCAATTATTTTTAATGGTGGCATTGCTATTTCTTTTTGAGCTAACAGTTTATATATCTCTGTTTTGTCTTTATTTAAGGTGAATATCTTTGTTATAGTTCCATTAATATTTGCGTATCCTGCAAACTCTAAAGGTGACATTATCGTGTAATCACCTTGATATAGACTAGACTTTACAATAATTCCGTCAATGTTAATGTTTACTTGTGTGTTCATAACTTCACCGTTTGCTTGTTGCCATTGTGACTTATATTTTCCTGGAGATAATATCAAATCAGTAAATGTAGCTTCACTATCTTCAGAGCCATAAAGTTCAACTATATAGTAATTACTTTTAGGTAATAATTGTTCAAATACAACTTCTAAATAATCCGCAGTATCCCCATTTCCAAACTCTTTTATATATTCCTCATTATCGTTATATACCTTTATTATAGCCGTTCCAGCAGCTGACTTTTTAATTTTACAACTAAAAGAATAATACAATTTTTTATTTTCCGACACATCTTCTTCATCTGCTTGTACTATTACTTTTTGTGTTACTTTTTTATTTAATAATTTAAAGCAATGTCCTGAAATACCTCCGTTTTTTGAAGGATTCAGGGTCTGAATACATTTCTATATTTCCGTTTTTGCTTACTTCCCATTCTGTTGGAATTTTGTCATTATTATAACCAAACATCACTGAATTTTTGATTAGATTAGATCCTGTTGTGTTTTGAATAGAATTGATTATACTATCGATACTTTGTTGTACTTTAGTATAATTTTCGGTCACTTTACCATTTTTGTCGTACATGTCTAACACTAATGATTGTATGTTTTGTTCTTGTTTATTTACTATAATTTCTGTATTTTTAAGTCTTTTTGATATATTAGAAGCATATTGATATTGTGATTGTATTTTTGTTTCCGCTTCTGCTTTTAATGTTTCTTTAATACCTCCGTCAATACTTATTTCGTAATCTAAAACAATAACTTGAAACTTTTCATTATTATTATTTTGAATATCTAAAATATCTCCTATTTCGTACCACCCAAGACCTTCAGTTTCAATTTCAAAAGGATAAAAATACTTACCTTTTAATTCATTATATATTTCTGTTATCGCTGTTTCTCTATCTTTATCTACAATTTGATTATTAGCTATATTTAGTTCTGTTAACCCATTTTCATTAATGCTATTATCATCTTTTAAAAATACATCTTCACCAACAATTGGTTGTCTAGATAATACAACGCTATTTATTTCTCCATATTTTGGTTTCAAAGTAAACTTGAACAAATTATCGTATGTTATAGTTTCGTTTGTTGTTTTAATCTCTTTAAACTCAATTTGGTCGTTATTAATTATACATATACTTGCAGTTGCTTGTGCTATTTGTGTTAGTATATCTCTATATGTTATGCCATCAATATTCTTCCATAATTCCTTATTTACTAAGAAATTATTATTCACTTTAAAACTAGTATTTTTTAAACTTAAACCTATTTGCTCACATATTTTTTTAGTATATTCATATAAATTTATAGGATATTCTATTTCTAAAACTTCGTATTTTTTCATTGTATTGATCATAAAATCATAAGCAATAAATGTTGTTTCGTTGGTGTCTTTTATATAATTAACCTCTGTTACTTTAAAAGAGCCAAAATCAAGTGGCTCATAATTGCCACTTGCAGTTTTGACCGAAAAATTAGTTCGAATTATTTCACCTATCATTCGATATTCACCAATCAATTTTCCTTCTAGTTTCTTCATTGCTGTTTTAAGTATTCCTCCACTCGAGGATACTTTAAAACTAACTAAATCTTCTGATGATGATATTATTTGGTCTCCTATCAAAATACTTGCTTGAATTTCTTTTATAGGTTCTTTCATAGCAATTTTAAATTCATCGCTAACATTAATCATTAGTACCTCCTTTTTGAAACCGGAATAAGGCTTACATCAAATGGTGAATACATTTCTTTATTTTTACTTAGTATCTCTGTTTCAAAGTCTGCTGCATAATATTTTGCTGTAAATTCTTGACTATTTCGTGGGTCGAAATAAGTAACATTAAAGAATTCTTTATCTAATAAGCTAATTACTAATTGCATTTCTGTTTCTGTCATTGGCGCAAATTTTATTGTTATTTTAGGGAATATTCCTATTAGTGTAGCTCTAATATCTCCATTCATATTTCTAGTTGAATCTTTCCACAACTTATTCCTACCAACTTTATATTCTTTTATTTTAGGTATTTTTATTCCGTCTATTTTTAATAATGTATTACTACGCATAAACCTCAAAACCTCCATTTGTTTCAAATTGTCGATTATTTAATTCTTTAATTAGTCCATCATATATCTTTTTATCGCCTAAATTTATAGTTAAATATATTGGTTGATTTCCCCTTGAATTATCGCCTTTGTTATTTGTTTTTTCTTGAATTTTAGAAGCTAATTGAGTTATCCAACCTGTGTTATTTTCTAATGGTACTACTGCTTCTTTTCCAGCTTCACCGATTAATGAGTATGTTGGTCTATCAACAATACCACCTTTTGCAAGTTTAGGTATTTTTGCGATATGAAATCCTTTTCCACCAACAATAGGTACCCACTCTGGTATCCTTATTTTATTCAATCCAGCAGTAAATCCATTGATTCCATCAATAATTAAATTTATTGGTAACTTAAAAGCTGTTTTAATTCCTTCGAAAACACTAGTAAATATGGTCTTAACGCCTTCCCAGGCTTTTTTCCAATTTCCTGTAAATATTCCTGTGATAAAGTCTATTATTCCTCTAAATATTTTTATAATTCCACCAACAGAATCACTAATAAAACCAACCACTGTTCCAAATACTCCACTAATAGTAGACCATACCATAGTCCAAGCTGGTTCTAATTTTTTCGTTATCCAATTTATAATAGGTAATATCCACACATTATATATTTCTAATGCTCCATTAACTAAACTCATAATAAAATCGCCAATTTCTTTAATTAACTTACTAATGTGCTTATCCCATAAAACACCCATTTCTTCTAAAAATGGTTTTATTATCGGATTGATTACTCTGTCCCATATCATTCTAAATAATTCAATAGTGTTTGTTGCAAACATTCCTATATTATCTATTAATGGTTGACCATGTTTTTGCCATAATTCTAATAATATTTTACTGAAATCTGCCCACCTTTTTGTTACTAATTGTATTAATGGATCTACTGCATCAAACCAAATTGAATTAAATAGCTTTGTTACGCTATTTGTAAAAGGTGCTCCCCATTTCTTAATTCCTGCACTAATATCACTCCAAAACAAATTCCATAGTGATACAATATTGTTTAATGTATTTTGTATATTTCCACTAATACTATTCCAAGTTAAAGATGCATTTTCTATAAAACTTATTCCAATTGCGCTCCAATAATCTTTTAAGAACCCAAAATATGTTTGTATTGCTTCTACAAACACTTTAATTGGTTCGCTATTCCAAATTGATGATAGTACTGCTTTTATATGTTCAGCTATTTCATCAGCTTTATTACTCGTTTTAGTCAATGCATTATCGAAACTTGATAAGTCCATATTACCAAGTCCACCAACTCCTCCTGCACTTCCTAAATTATTGCTTCCACTACCACTTCCACCATTGTCGTTTTCTTTTAATACATTCATTTGGTCGAATCCAGCTAATCCTATCAATTCTTTTTTAAGCTTCTTAGCACTACCTGTCGCTTTATCAATTCCTTTAGAAGCTTTATTTCCGCTTCCTCCTAAATTATTTAATGACTTAGTAGTCGTATCACTTTGTTTTGCTATACCGCCAACATTGTTTTTCTTACCAAATAATCCACTTATCGCATTAATAGCCCAACCTACTACTTTAACAAATCCTACTATATAAGGTATCACTGCATTTATAGCTTTTGCTATCCCTTGAAAAAATCCAGCAATATTAGATTGACCTATTGCGTTCATTACTTCTGCTATTCCTCTTGTTATAGCTGTTTGAATATTCGTCATTGATGTCGATATTCCACCAGTTGCATTCCTTGCTTGTTCTTCAAATGAACCAAATCCATTGATACCTTCTTTATTTAATTTTACTAAAGTAAGCATAAAATCATTCATTGATACTTTTCCGCTTCTCAATGCTTCGCCTAATTGATTAGCGTCCATATATCCCATTGCTTGTGCTACTTGTTTCATTTGAGCTGGCATTGCAGTCATAGCTGTTCGCCATTCCATCATATCTGGCTTGCCTTTTGAATATGATTGTGATAATTGTTCAAGTGCTGATGACTGTATCTCTGCTGAAGCTCCACCTGCTAAAACGGCGTTATTTAATGCTAAAAACATTTCTGTTGAAGCTTTTATATTGCCATTCGCCGATGTAAACCTTTGTACTGCAGTTGCTCCGTCATTCAAAGTGGTTGGCAATCCCTCTAATCCTCCCACTAATCTTTGAATAGACTTTTTAGATTCTTCTGCACCTATTCCAAGATTGCTCATTACTCTCGGATAATTGTTTAATGTATCAAATCTTTTAATTGCTGAACCCATTGAATTACTAATTGCTCCAAAAACTTTGCTCAAACCTAAAGCAGTAAGTCCTGAAGCAATCCCAGTAAATAAGCTACTCATTTTATTGCTTGCTTTCGCACTTGTTGTAGCTAATTCATTTACCTTTTGATTTGCTTTGTTTATTTCGCTTTGAAAACTAGCACTATTGGCAGATATAATTACATCTAATGTTCCAGCATTCATTACATCACCCCCTTCAACAACTCATTATTTTTTTGAGCTATACGCTCCATTTCTTCTGAACTCATTTCTTTATTTCCTTTTTCTTCTTTATTAAGAAAAGGTTTTGGATATTTAGAAGGCTCATTAAACGCATAAGCTATATACTGACCTAATAAATTGTTTAAATAGTCTTGTTCCTTTAAACTGTCCTCTTTTCGTCTTTTAAAAGCATTTATATACTTAGTAAATTGATTAGGTGTTAGTTCCCAATATCCCTTTAAACTAAGTCCAATATATAAAGCGTCTTCTTCTTGTTCTCTCCAAATATCTCCAAAAAAACTTGTATCATTGTTTATTTCATCAATTTTTTGTATATTTCTTCTTGCTGTTTCCTCATTTCTTTGACATTCACTCTCCTTGATAAAAAACCCGTTTCTATCAACGCCTCCATAACATCAAACATTAATTCATTCAAATCATTTTCTTTTAAATATTCGTCTATTTTGTCGAAAGCTTTATTAATATTCATATCCTTTTCATTTAGTCCTTTTTCAACAAATATTGCTAAATTACCAACTGTTATATCGCCTATACAATTAGCAATCGGCATTCCTTTGATTTTTTCTATTTCGTCTACATTACGAGCGTTAAATTCAAAATTTAATTTCATTTTTATACCTTCCTTAATAAAAAAATTTAATAAAAAAAGGCTATTGCAAAAATACAATAGCCTAAAATAATCTATACAGATTTTGTATATGTTGGCTTGCCAGAAAATTTTAATGCTGCTTCAAATTCTATAATACCTTCTGTTGTTGCCTCTTTTGTTGAGAAGCTCTTTACAAATGCTTTAAATTCCCATTTTGCTCCTGATGGAAAACTAATTGTCCAGTCTTCCACTTTTCCACTTTTGAATAATTCTTGCATCTTTTCAATATTAGCTTCATCATTTTTTGTTTTTATTTTTCCTGTAAGAGGTAAGTCACTTACTGTTACATCTCCAGAAATAAATTCTTTTGCTCCATCTGTGCTATCAAGAGTAGTAACATCTATTTCACCGACTTCTAGCTTAATCTCTCCAATTGATGTTAAAGAACTAATTTTCCAATCGGCTTGTTCTGTACCACTTTTCTTTTTAGTCAAGCTTGTTCCCATTCCAAGCATTTTTTTGCCTAGGTTTTCCATTATTTTAACCTCCTATTAATAAACTAAAATGTGCAGTTGCATGGAATATATCACCTATATTCGGTACATCTGTACAATATGTCATTTTATATAAATTTTGCCTCATCTTGTATTCAACTTCGCTTAGTATTCTACTAGCTTCAGTACTTGTATTTGCCCAAATATCAATTTTTATATCGATATCTTGATAACTTATTTCATTATCTAAGCTGTAAATAGGAACATTGTTTGATACTTCAAAATTAATAAAAGGAAGTTCATTAAACGTTGTTGGTTGTGTTTGTGCAACTCCATATCCTAATTCTTTTAAAATATTAAATATTTCTTTTTTAGGGTTATACATTAACTACCTCCTTTTATTTCTTTTTCTATCTCTTGTTTTAATATTTCTTGGGCTTTTGACTTACCAAACTGTAGTGCTGGATACATATAAGGTTGTGCAACTTGTCCTTTCCAATTTTGGTTATATGTAAGGTTCTTATTACTATCAGGATATGATCCATTTCCTCTTATACCAGTGCCAAATTCAACATAAGTAGCATAATCATTATTCGTATATACTCTTCCTTCTTTTTTGTTAGAATCATAGTTCATTTTTATGCTATTTCTTAATGTCCCTGTGTCTGCTGGTGCTAAAGCTTTTGCTTGCCCTTGAACTTCAACAGTGACTTTTTTTATTGTTCGTTCAATTGGTGCTGTTCCTATATTTTTTAGTAAACTTTGAAGTTCTTTTGTTCCTTTTATCGTTATTTGTGCCATTTTTGTCCTAAAATTAACAAGTAACTATCGCTAGGCAATACCTCTACAACCTTGAATATTCTTCCTTGAAACCTTATAATATCGTCTATTTTTATATTTGTTTTAGTTTCGGTTGTAATTGTTACATTTACTTGAAATTCAAGTCCATACTGTTCTTGAATCTCTTTATTATTCGCAAAATTTACATTTCCATAAAAAAAAGAGATAGGTTCTAATCCTTTGCTGATTACGCCTCCCTCTTCATCTTGTATAATTTTCTTTTCTAGTATTTCTACTTTTTTATCGTAAAATACTTTTTTAATTGTTTTTTTGAATTGCTTCGGAATATACAACTTTAATCCTCCTATATCTGTTTAGAAGACTTGTAAATCCACTAAACAATTCTTCATCTGCTAATGAACTAAAATATCTTGTTAATTCATTTGAATAATTAACTGATTGATTATTGTCTTTCACACTAGTAATAGCTCTATCAACATCTCCATCTTTACTTATTTCATTCTGTCTTATTGCTTTATCTATATTTGTACTGATTATTTGTGCTATTGGTCTCTCTAATATTTTTGGCAATGTATCATTATTCAAATATAGTTTTATTCTATCGATAGTAGACTCAACAATAAAATCTCTTAATTCTTCTTCTATATCACTCTTATTTATTATTCTTAAATATTCAATGATATTCTCTTTTACTATTTCCATAGTTAACCTCTTATTTTTTGTTTTTTGGTGTTTTAGTTTCAACTTCTTCAGCTTCTTCAACTTCTTCAGTTTCTTCAGCTGGTTCTATTTTCTCTTCTTTTTCAGTCTTTTCATCTACAACTTCATACATATCTGTATTTCTTAGAAATTGTTCAATTACAAATTCATTTTCTGTTTCTTCTATAACTCCAAGTATTATATTTTTAAATTTCATATTTTATAACTCCTTACGCCGTTATTGTAGCTTTTTTGATTAAATCTGGAGCAATTGCTTTTGTTCCATAATCATAAAATAACTCTGCAGCAATATCGTTTGATAATGGAATGTTTTCAGCATCATATGGATAAACATTTACTGGTTGTGCCATTGATTCCTTTACCATTAAAAGTACTTCTGCAGTTTGTCTTACATTTGAATGTACTTCAACACCATGGAACGCTCTAATAAACTCTTCATCTGTTCCAGAATTACCTTTTGGTACTTTGTCAATATAATTTCTTAACATTCCATATACTTTTGGTGATAAATACATTACCATAAATGCTCTATCAATACCTTCAACATATTCATTTTTTAATGTTTCTAATGCTTGGATGATTGCTTCTACTTTTTCTTCTATTGCTGTTATTCCAGTTGTTACAACTGCTGTTGCTACTGTTTCAGCTTCTTTGAAATATGCTTTATCTAACTCAACAATCATTGTACTTGCATGATTAAGCTTTCTTCTTCCAATAATATCTGAAACTGAGTGTGTTCTTAAATCATTTCCATTGATTTCTTCAACAATTTCTTTATGTGTATCTAGATTAACAACTACTTTTCCTTTGTTATTAATTTGATCACCTTTTCCTGCTGTTCTAGCTGTTCCATAATTTTTTGATACTGCGTTTGTAAATCTATCATAAATTAATGAACCACCTTCGATTGAACCTGAATATTTATTGCTTTTTGATGTAATTGATAAAGCGTTTTTTGCAATATTTTCAATTACTTCTCCGTGAATTACCGCTAATTCGTCTTTATCCGTATTATTTAAAATTGATTGTGCTTTTTGAAATGGCATTTTTATTTCCTCCTATAAAAAAACAGGGCCCGTAGTCCCCTTCTTTGCATTACTATTTGAAAAGTCTGTTGGAGGAGTTCCTTTTAACTTATTAGTAACCCCATTTTCTACTGATTTAGCATATGTTTTTGATAATGTTTCAATCTTGTTTTTCATAACTTTAGAATCCATATCAACAACAAACTCTACTAATTCAGTTGGTATGCTCTTTTCATTTAGTAATTCCATTGCTTCAATTTTTCTTTCTCTTAGAGTGATTTGATTCTCTCTATCTTGAAGCTCTTTTTCTCTTTTTGTTTTTAATTCTTTTTCTCTCTCTTCTGCTGTCAATTTTGCTTGGCGTTCATTTTCTGCAATAGCATTTGCAACTGCTATTTTGATTGCTTCGTCTTGTTTTGACTTAGCTTCTGCTCTTATTTTTCCAGCTAAATTGTCCATATCAGCTTGAGTAAATGTTTTTCCTTCTACTGCCTCGTTATTATCAACATTAGAAGTCACTGTTGATTGAGTTGTTTTGTTATCTTCCATTGAAGACTCCCTCCTTTTTTCCGTTTTCCCCCGTCGGGTAATAAAAAAAGAACACCTTTTAAAGTGTTCTTAAGTGCTATTAAGCACTGAGCAAATAATTTTAGGGAAAGGAGTAGCCTAATAATTATCTGCTCACTACTTAATAAAGGCATTAAAAAAGAACACTAATTAAAGTGCTCTTTTTTGATTTTTATTTTATTAATTTATTATTTCTATTCTTCTTCATCTTCTTTCATTTTTTTGATCATTTCATCCGTCAATAAATTATGATGATTTTCTTTCATATATCCTACCATAAATGGTTTTAAATCTTCTTCAGTTAATTTCTCTATATTCAAATTATTTTTTTTACAATATTCACATATTGCTTTTATATTATATTTAGGTGTATTTGCATTAATTTCTACTCCACCTGCAAAATCAATATCAATCATTTTTTTCTCCTTTGAAATATTTTTGTATTAATATATTTGCTTCTTTTTCTTCTAATACCATTCTATTCATAATTCCTAAAGATTTGGCACCAATTTTTTTATGATAATATTCCTCTATATTTGTTTTTGTTTCCCAATAAATATATCCATCATATCCTAATTCTTTACTATACTTAGCCGCAATTGCAAATAAATGTCCACCGATTCCAGTATATGTTTTATTTTTAACATTATCTGGATTATTTTCTATTAATTTAACATATACCGCTTTTGAATCTTTCTCATCAAAGAATGAAATAAGTCCTTGTAATCGATTTTTATCATCTTTTGAATATAATGCATATATTTCATTTTCTTTTCCCCAATTAAATTGCCAATTTTTACTTTGTTTTCTTGCTTCTTTTGGAGATATTTTCTTAATTACAGTATCAACATATTGCCCTGTAGATTTTTTAAATAAACAAGGTGTCAAATCATCTATATGTACATTTATTATACTATTTTCATAGGTTTTTTTCAATAACACTTTTCCACGTTTCCAAGTCTCGTAGCTAATATTATCGCTAATTACATTTTCATTATTAATAGGATTTCTTGCTCTTCTTTTTATTTCATCTTCAAAGCCTTCAATGTATCCTCTTGTTGTACTTCTGCAATTTGGGTGAAGAGGTGGAAAGTTTTCACCTACCTTAATATCTTTGTACTCTATTATTTTATTGTCCATTTCCTGGCAATATTCACTAGTTCTATTATCTAGTACCGCCATAAATACATATTTATCAACGCCCAATTCTTCATAAGCCATTCTATCCGCTTCATTGTAAAAGTGACACATTTCTGTTCTCGCTAATCTATCAGCATAATACTTACCAGCATTGAATTGCTCTCTTAATTGTCTTGACATTTTTTCAATTGATTGTCCACGAATAAGACCACCACCTATAATATCACTGACTTTTTCTGCTAATATATCTGTATTCTTCCATATTCTTTGAGAATAATTTTTGCCACTCCACTTGTTATCTAATACTGTATTTATTAAGTTATTGTCTAATCTGCTAAATTCAAAATCTTGATTAAAACCTTGTTGAATATCAAACATCGTTTTATAGTAACTATCGTTTATAACGCCTTTGTACATTTCTGTTGCTGTTTCGTTTTCTTTATAACTAATCATTTTGATTTTGCTATATACTTGAGCTTGTATTTGTTCTAGTCTTGATATTCTAGCTTTATAATTGTCTTGAATGTACTTATCAAGTCCCTTTTGTTTTAATTCTTTCCAGGTCTTTTCTGTTTCTGATTTTGTTAATAGTTCTTTAAGCTTTTGAGTATCTATCTCAGGTAGCTCAGAATTGTTTTTAAGGTCTTTTAAATAATTAGTATATACTCTATGTATATCTTTATCTATTTCTCTAAAAGCGTGCGTATAAATTGATTTTATTTTATCCATATACTCTTCTGATTGTTTCTCTACAAAATCATATTTATCTAACGCTCTTTTATCCCAATATTGAGAATTATGCATGTATTATTCCTTCTCTTCTAAATTATCATTTTCTTTATCATTTACATTAGGTATTTCATTTAATTTGAATTTTGGTTGATTTTCCAAATCTTCTTTTTTCTCTTTTTCTTTTAATGCTACTATTTCGCTTGCGTCTTTTATAAATGATAATTGACTAATTAAAGTCTCTTTATCCACACAATCTGCTAAGTTGTTGATCATTTGACTTGTTTCATAGTCATTTGAAGGTAAGTTTCTTTTAAATATAGCGTCTACTTCTTCCAAAGGAACTGTCTCCATTTTTGCGCCAGTTGCCAAAAAGTTATTGTATAGCTCAAATCTTTCCATCAATCCTTTTTCCATATAACGCTCTTTATTCTTTATGTTTTGTTCAAATGATAACAATTTATATTTAATAGCCACACCACTTGAATTGTTGGCAAAGTTTTCGTCTGACATGTTTGGTGTCATTGAGATTTTGTGTATATCATTTTCAATATTTCTTCTTAATACATCAACATCTGTTTCGTGTAATGTCTTAACTAAATACTCAACTTTACCGTCAGCTGGAATATTAGCTAGCATTCTTGATGACCTTAATAGTTGTGCTTGTTCTTCTGTGAAATCTATATTATACAAACACAAGATTGCATCTACTAATTGTTCCTTGTCATTAATTCTATCTGACTGTAATAAGTTATAAGCGTCTATTAGTGACATTACTGGTTCAAAATCTCCCATCATTTCCATATTGTTCTTGTAGCAAATTAATGGTACTTTACCAAAACTGTGTGGCTTAGCCTCTCCTTTAGTATTCAACATTTTATCGTATGTCTCGTACATTGTAATTTCTTTGTCACTGCATACTATTACTTCATAACACTTGAATTGTTCTCCTTTATATATTGGTCTATATATAATTCCAAACATTTTGTTATGTTCAACACTATCATCATAAATAATCATTGCATTTCTATTATCTATTTCGCAGCTTTTTACTTCTGAATTTTCATTTACATAGACATATTCGTATTGTCTACCGTAAATAGATACCTTTTTAGCTATTTCTGTATCTAAATCATTTATTGTTTGTCTTTTATATGCATTGAGTAAAGACTCAATATTGTAATTTGTTCCAGTTTGATAATCGACTGGATTTCCTAATAAATATCCAATATTAGTATCTGTTATATACTTAGCGTGATTGACCATTACTTTATTATTTTTTACTCCACCATTTTCTCTTAATCGTTGAAATATTGAATGGTTCCCTTTGTAATAATCTTCTAATGTATTATATCGGTTTTTATTTTTATCATTGTATCTAATAGCGTCATTTAATAATTCCGCTGTTATTTTTGTATTTTTTGGAATTGTAAACATTCTTAGTCTCCTTTATTAAAACCAAATTGGTTTATTGTACACTTTTGGTGTCTTAGTCTCTTTTATATAATTATTTAATGCATATCTTATTGCATCTATTGTATGATTATATGTGTCGACTGGTTCATTTATGTACTCATTAGTCTTTTTATCTTTTTTCCAGGTATAATTTTCTAATTCTTCTATAACTTTAAAGCATCGCTCATCAACAATTAATTCACATTGTTGTATCCACTGTATTCCGTGAATTACACTATCTTTTCCTTTCCCTGTCGGTTCAATGTTAACGCCTTTATTTTTTATTTCTGCGATACTTTTTTGTTCTGCACAATCTGCATATATCTTGTCTTTTGATAATCCTAAATCAATTATTACTTCTGCAATTTCATCATTAAGCATTCCTTTTCTAACATACTCGCCTGTTATATATATTTTTCTATTTATTTCATCATAAAATCCCCAAACTAACGCCGAAGGATCATTGACATATCCAAAGTCTAGTCCAATTATTCTCTTTAACCCTTTTGTTTCCGCTTCTGATATAATTCTTTTTTCATATATTGGAAATACTAATTTGTCTAAAGTAGCAAACTCACCTAATGCATATATTCTATAATATGCTGGGTTTCTTTCTTTTAGTCTTTCTATTTCTTGTTTATAGTCTTTACTTAAGAATTTATTATTCTTATATGTCGTTTGAGTTATTCTTGCGTTTGATGGTTGATTTATTATGAAATAGTCATATACCCAATTCTTTTTACTTATCGGGTTAAACATTGTGTATATTTGTGGATACTCAACTTTTGGTCTTAGTCTTAATAGCAATTGTGTAAAATCATCAAGCGTTAACTCAGTTGCCTCCTCACACACAATATCAGTTATTCCATCTATTGATTTTATTTTTTCAGGGTCATCTAACCCACTAAATAAAAAGACAGAGCCGTTTGATAGTTCTATCTCATAATCTGATTTATTAATTTTACAAAATGGTATTTGTCCTAATTCATCTAATTGAGTTATGAATAATCTCCATATAGAATTCTTTATTGTTCTTTGTATTTTTCTTAGTACTAATACTCTTCTTTTACTATTAAATGATTTTAATAATATCTTTTGGACTGCTCCATAAGACTTTCCGCTTCCTGCTCCACCATAGTATACTTCTATCTTCTTTTTATAGTTATCTATGTTTTTATATACCCAGTTATTAAAATACTTTTTATTTAATTTATACATTTATTCCTTAAACCATTTTGGCGTTACATCGTTTACTTCAATTTCTTCTTTAGGTTTTTCACCTATCGTATCTCTAATAACTTCAAAAGCTTTTGTATCTCCGTTTAATGCTCTCTCAAATATTGCAATTGACATTCTTCTATTATTATCACCTTCGCTCAATAGCAATAATAATTCTTCTTTTAGCTTCTTTCTTTCTCTTCTAACTTCACCACTTTTTATTCCACCTTTCTTGGCTTCCTCTTGGCTTAATTTATATTTTCCGTGGTTTTAAATTATCTATTTTTCTAGCTATTTTCATCACCTACTTTTTTATTTCTTTTATATTCACAACACTTTATTGTTCCATCAACGCATTTTCTGATTTCACACTCTTCGAAACTACTGTTATAATGCTCACAGAATGGGCACATCATGTCTTTATATATTTCTATATCTTCTATCTTTTGCATAGTTTCCCCCATAATAAAAAAACAGCTCATTTCTGAACTGCTTTTGATTACTTTACTAAATTTATTTTACAATACTATTATATTATATAAATACTGCACTTTACTGCACTCTTTTATTATTTCTTAAATTTATAACTTTTTAACAATTCTCTTGTACCATCTGCTGTTACTCCATAAGAATCATCAGTTATTCTGACATATTCTTTTGTCTCATTGTTTATATTCGTTCCAATTACCTTACTTGATTCATTTGTTAAAGTAAGGCAAATAATCATAATTCCAAATATAAAACTAAATAAACATATACCTAATGTTGAGTCTCTCATTTCTTTTTTTCTCCTTCTATATAAAGATATAGTTTTACTGCATTATTCATATCTGTGCCAATCTTCTCTTTACTTTTAAAAAATAATTTATTAATTCCCACGCTTGCAAACAAAGCTATAAAAACAATTATAACCGCAGCTATTGTTGCTAACAGAAAACACACAATTGCCTCTTTCATACTTTCTAACTCTAAACTATCCATTTTTTCCTCCTTCTAATTTTTCTAATCCGCTTCTTATAATTTTATATACTGCTCTTTCACTGTAATTTCGTTTTCTAGCTATTTGATACGCTCTAAGACCACTTATATACCTATCACTTAAAATTGTTTTTTGGATAGGCTCTAGCGTTTCTAGTGCTACTATGACTTTATTAAGTTTATTCTGCTTTTCTGTTAGTATATCAATTAATTCTGTGTACTTATCCATTAATTCTTCTAAAGCATAATTGACTTTATTTAATGCTTTAGGCATTCCATCAAAATTAGGTGACTTTAAGCTATAAGCTTGTTCTCTTAACTCCTCATATTTCAATAATTGTGATTTAATCCATTCTTGGCTAAATCTAAAATTTTTTAATTCTTCTACAACATCAAACTCCATTCACACTCTCCTTACCAAACATTATAACCAAACAAGGGTTTTATTTCAATTTCTATTCTTGGTCGCTCTTTATCGTATAAAACTAAACTACCATCGTGACTCGCAACTATATTTCTATTATCGTCCTTTATAACTCCAGCTTTAACCAGCATATCATCTAATGCACTTAATAAGTTTGTTATATCAACTCTTCTTTTTGTAGGCATATAGAATGCTGCTTTTATATTTACAGGTTGATCAATACATAATTGCTTTATTTTATTATCTATTTTATATATGCACTCTTCTTCAAACTCTTTGTATTGTTTTGAGGGGAGCAGAGCTAGTCTACTTCCCATTTTCACAATTCTACTACTATTCTTTTTTGTTCTAGGCATTACATTAATAATAAAACTTATTGTATTCATTTATACCTCCACATAATAAATATTTATATTATTACCACTTTTTCCTGTTTTCTGTTTCGTATGTAATATTTGTTTATATTCATTCTTTCTTCTTGAATTATGACCTCTTATTATTCCTGGTATTTTTTCTATACTTCCAATATTCAAATCTTGGCAAATTTGTTTTCCTGTTTTACTAGGATTTTTAATTAAGTAATTATATATTTTCTCTCCTAAAGGCTCTTTATTTTTTTGTATTTTTTTATCCTGTTCTTTTTCTATTTTTTTATTTCTATCTTCACAATAAAATATATTATTGTTTATATTTTGTTTTATTAATATTTCTTTAGCTTTTTTATTAAATTCTGCTAACTGCTGTAGTGTGAATGTTGTTTTTATTTTTGTTTTTGGGTCTTCAAATAAATATAAATTATTTATTCTTTTTATAAAATTTAATTTTCTGTTATGGTATTTAGGTGTCTTCATTTGTATTCTCCTTTTAAATCTTAAAATTATATTTTTATTAAAAATCAGCATCATTATTAAAATTAATACTGTTTAAATTTGTATAGCTTAAAGATACATTTTTTAATTGAACACAAATGAAGTGAACTCTTTCTAAATCTGAATAACATAAATTTGTTTTATCTAATAAAGCAAATCTTAAAGTTGCATCTTCTAAATTTGAAAAACTCAAATCTGCGTTTTTTAAATCTGAATAATTGAAATTAACATTACTTAAATCTGCATACCTTAAACTTGCATTTTTTAATTTAGCTCTATTAAAATTGGCACTAAATAAATATGTATGATTTAAATTAGCCGAATGTAAATCAGCATTTTCAAAATTAGTTTCTTTGGCAATTGTATATTCTAAGTTTGCATCCATTAAATTAGCATTATTTAAATAAGCATCGCTTAAATTTGCATTGCTTAAATCAGCATCGCTTAAATCAGCAAAATCTAAATCTACATTGTTCAATTTAGCAGCTTTCAAATTCGCACCAGATAAATTTGCTCTTTTTAAATCAGCAAAAGTTAAATCAATGCTTCTTTTTACCGCTTCTTCCACCGTCTTTTTTATCGTGTTATTATCGCATTCATATTCAAAAATCACTTCATCAGTATATTTATTCTTTATTTTTATTTTATTCATTTTTATTACTCCTTTAAATTTTTGTTTAATAAATGTTCTATATGCCTCTTACTATTATATGTAATTCAGGTATAATTATTTCTTCTGTTGGAATATAACCAGCTTTTCCTTCTTTGGGAAGAAAACCACAAGACACCACATTATTAAATTCTTTATTATGTTTGAAATATGGTATCTTTATAGGAACAGTGCAATTATCTGGTTGTTCTTCACCAAAAACCTTTAAAATATCTCTAATCCATTCTGTCAATTTTTCATTTTCATTTAATAAATATACTTCACCTCTTGCTTTTTTCTTTTCTTCTTTCTGTGCTAGTCTAAAACTGCAATATTCTTCATTTAAAGAAATAAATCTAACCTTTAAGTTATTGTATAAATTTTTTAAATCCTCATTTTCTTCTAATAATCTCTTATATTTCTTTTCGCTTACAAACCACATGAGTTTCTCCTTTTAAAATTAATTTTTAATTATTCCTGTATGATGTAAAATAATTTTTTCATTTTTTTGTAAATCTTCTAACTTTTCAATTCTGCGTTCCAATATTTGTATGTAGTTTTCCATTATCTCTTTTTGCTTACACATAAGTGTAAAGTCTATAGCTCTTAGTTTTGTATCTCCTATTAAAAATAACCTTAAATCCCTATATCTTTCTTTTAATTGATTATATTCTTCAAGTAATCTCTTCCTGTAACCATTGCTTCTATCTTTATTCATCTAAATATTTCCTCCTTACAATTTAATTCCTCTTTTTATTTGATTAATTATGTATAAAAAGCCTTTAAAGTCTTTAAAACTCTTGAAAATAAAGTAATTCTTTATTTGATTGGAAATTCCAAATATAAATCTGTCTTTCCATTTTTTATTCTTCTAAATAGTTTCTACCAATTATTTTTATAAATTTTCATCTGTCTTTTCACTTATTTCTATATTAAATTTTCCTCCAACTATTGTAGCTATTGTATTTATAACCAAGTAAATAGTCATGCTTTGTAAAAAAGTAAAGTTATAATTAATTTTAAATGCTCCTATAAATAGCAATCCTGTTGCCCAAATAATTAATCCATATATTAATGTTTTCAAGATAAATTTAATTATCAATTTTATAAATTCACTCATCTAAATAATTCCTCCCAATTAATTTTATAAACTCTTCTCGACTATGCGTTTTTTCGTATTCTTTTTGATACAGTCTTTTTAGTATTAAGTCATTGTCTCTATTAAAATGTACTGCTTCATTGCTTCCATTATGATGATATGTACATAATCCAACACAGAATCCATTTTTTATACTTGTTTGCCTATTCTTTCCGAAAGTAAACTTCATGAATAGCATTTCTAGGCTTGCCACAAAAGTAGCAAGTTCCTAGATTATTTAAAATGCTATATCTTTTCATATTGCCTCCTTAGAACGGAAGTTCATCAGTTAATATCGCTTCATCTGTTGTAGCTGTTTCATTCTTCTTAAAATCTATTAAATGAACTCCTTCAACAACCACCTCTGTTACATATCTATTTGTTCCATCGTTTGCTTGATATGTTCTGTTTTCAACTCTTCCCTCTATTGCTATTTGAGAACATTTTGATGTATATGTTTGTATTGTTTTTGCTAGATTTCCCCACGCTATACACTTAAAAAAATCTGTATCGTGTCCTCCATTTGCATTTTTATAGTTCCTGTTCACTGCTAAATCAAAACTTCCTACTTCTTTTTGATTTTGTGTGTATCGTATTTCTATATCTTTGGTCATTCTGCCTACTAAGATTATCTTATTCATCTATATCCTCCATTTCAGTTTTCAAATAATTTTCTAACAAAATTTCAATTGTTTCTCTATTCGTTCCGTCTTTCTCCATTAGTTGTCTTATTGTTTTTATAAGTGATGAAAATGCTACTAACATTCCTAAAATATTTCCGTCACCCCTAACTCTACTATTATCTCCTTTAACTTCTATCTTAATTTTTGCATTTGCTTCTGTTCTTGATTTGCTTAATTCTTTTAATATTAATTTTACTTTTTTCATTGTTTCTTTTCCTATTTTTATTTTCATTTTTCTATCTCCATGCTTCTCTATCTCATATTTTCTACTTCAACTATTCTTATAGCTGGCACATATGTAATTTTAGTTTCAGTCAATGTCTCGATATTCGTCTCAGTTCTAACATGGTAAAATATTGGATCATTAGGTTCTTTCATACAGCCATATTTATCTAATATTTTTCTACACCAATTTCCTAATTTTCTATTCTCCATTTCTAATGATCCTATTCTACTTCTAAGCTCATTTTCTTTATTCTCATCATCTATACACATTTTTTGTAGTTCATCTTTATTCTCTTCTAATTCTTTTACATTATTTTTAAGTTCTTCATTTTCTTCTCTTAATTCTTCATATAGGTCTACAAGTGAAGAATGTATAATATCTAATGCTCCATATTTCGCTTCTAACGCTGCAATCTTCATATCTTTTCTATTAAACCATTTTAAAAATCTCATAAATTTCATAATATACCCTTTTCTATTGCTTTCCATTTTATTCATCTGTTGCCTCCATTCCTGTTTCAAAAGCTGATTTTAAAGCTTTTTTTATGTCTTCTTCATTCATTCCTTTTTTTCTCATTCTTCCATTTACCGCTTCAATAATGTTTGAAATAGCCGTTAACATTCCCAAAAAAGTTCCTTCAATTGCTACTTCACTTTTATTTCCTTTAACTATTACATTAATTTTTGCGCTTAGTGTTTTTTGTGCCATTTCTTTTAATTCTTCTAACATTAAATTTATTTCCATTCTTTCTTTTTCCATTCTTTCTTTTTCCATTCTTTCTTTTTCCATTTTTTATCTCCATTCTTCTTTTAATCTTTTTATATAATCTTCTGGCATTGTTTCTATATCTAAAGCTTTACATTCATCTATAACGCCATCAATTAATCGTGACATTTGTTTTGTATCCATCTCTGAGCTTCCTAAATATATTTTATAGTGCGTATAACTTTGCCCTCTTAAATCTGATTTTCCAGCCTCTTCATAGTACTTAAAAAATCCATTTACATTTATTTCACTCTTTACGCTAACTAACTGGCACTCGCTGTATCTTTTTATCATTGATACATATACTTCTTCTGCTGTACTTTTTATTGCAATTGCTAGCTTATTCACTAGCAACCACAACAAATTATTTGCATTCAAACTTCTTTTTTGTTTATATTCTTTTAGTTCGTATACTTTTTCTTCATCTTCTAAATTTATTAGTTTATGTAGTATCTCTTTTTTAGTTCCTATCACTAAATTTTACATACCTCCTTTATTTCTTTTGTAACATTTGTTAATTGTTCTAAATTCATTTCATCTATGTTATTTACATTGTATTTTTCTAATGTTATTTGAATTAAATCTTGGCTAACATTGTTAGTTTCTAACCACTTTTTAAAACCTTCTATTTTAGTTTTTAAGTCAACTTGTGGTGCTGGACTTTTAGTTTGTTCTGTAGTATATTTACTATCCCCCCAATAAACCTCTGCACCCATTCCTAAAGACTTACAAGCGACTGATAAAGCATCAGTATATGCCATTTTAAAAGCTTCATCTGAGTTATATAATCCATTGTTTTCTTTAGCTATTAATTTATTACCTCCTATTCCTTCTATTGGTTCTGACCATTCTCCATTTTGCTTAATAAATAATTGAATATCTATTGTCACTATTTTCTCACCATTAGAAACATCTATTATTTCTTTGTTCAAAATTTTAGTTTTCCAACCTATTCCACAAGGCCCAAACATTTCTGTAAGTTTTTCAATTCTCCACATTGGTTTAATATCAGTCATTCCTTTTAATCTTCCACCTGTAATAAGTTTTTTAGCTTCTTGAGGTACTTTTTTAACTGAATTAAAAATTTTCATATTTTCTTCCATTACATTCTCCTTTTAAATTGACATTATTTCTTGTTCAATTTCTTTTTTTAATTTATTTATAAAGTATATTTGACCTTTTCCTGTTACCTTTGAGGTAAAGTGTGTTGTTATAATTCCATTTCCGTGTGTAATTGATGTTTCTTTTACTTCAAATAAACCTTGTTCCATTGCTTTTTGTGTTGGTGTATTCCCGTTTTTAGACTGTTTGATTAAATATCCATTTTCTCGTAACCATTTAAAAACTCTTTTCTCTCCTATATCAACGCCGTTTTGCTTCAATAACTTCGCTAAATCTCTAATCAATATTGATGTTTGACTCGTTGCTACTGCATCTGCAAATACAACTTTTGGTTTTTGTTCTTCTAGTAATAATCTGCGTTGTTCTGCTTGTTCTTCTGCAATTCTTCTAGCTTCTTTCTCTTCTTTTAGTTTACTTGCTACTTGAATCAACAAGTCAGGGTTATTAATCAATTCATCAGTTGCATACATTCCGTGTTTTCTGATTTTAGGTAGTACTTCAGTTGTTACCCAGTCTTGAAACTTTTCTGCTTCTGCTTTTCTACTTTGAAATATGCACTTGTATAAGTTCGGCTCATCTATAAAATTCATTTCGTACGTTCTTGGAGCTCCAAACCCACTATTATCAGATACCTTAATTGAAGTAACCCCACTTTCTTTTAATCTTGTTTTAACTCTGCTTGGCTGGTCTAATCCTAAAATATTGCATACATCAACTAGTGCAAAATATGGTTCATTTTTTATACTTTTTGTTCTCACTACATTATTATTAAAATCAAATATTTCTAACTCGTTCATCTTTCGTTCCTCCTATATATTTTCTATTCTTAAACTATATTTTTCTGTGTTAATAATTGTTCCAGGTATTATTTCTCCTGTTTCTTTAAAATAATTTTTGATTGCTGTTTTATCTATGTTTGTCTTTACTACTTCTTTTTTAAATTCTTCTGGTATTATGTTTTCATTTAAAATTTCTACACTAATTGGATTTTTTCTGATTGCTAGTTTCCCAATATTTGTAGTAACTTTTTCAATTCCTAGTCTATCCATATTGTTTAAAACTTGTTCTTTAAATTTATCTGTTTTGTTTTTTAGTTTCTTTTTCATTTCTGTTAATCTATCTATTTCATCATCAATGGCTTTTGATAATGCTTCATTGTTTTGCATATAAGCTATTATTCCATTTGATTGATTGATTAGTTCTTTTTCAACTTCTTGACTTAATAAACTTTGTTCTTCTTCTGTTAGTTCCCCATTTTCTGCTTTGTCCATTAAATCTATTATTTTATTCGTAATGTTATATAGTGTATTCATATGCACTCCTTTACTTTTTTAATAAAATGTTCTATACTCAAGTTGTATACTTTTTATATGTTCTTGATAGATTGATTTAGCGTTCTTCTATCAAGTTCTTTTTTTATTTCATCGCAAACTTCCATTATTTTTCTTTTAGCAAATTCGGAATTTCCGTATTTATTACAAGTTAGTAATGTTTCTATTAATTCAATTTTTTCTTTTATATTCATTTTTGCCTCCTTTTCTTTTGATTTATGCGTCTTTTTCTCAAAAAACCTATTTTTCTTGTTCTTTTTTTAGCTTTTTCTCTCATCATCACCTCCTAAAATCCTTTTTGACTTCTTTTTCTACTGCTTCTCGTACAATTTGGTTGTAATCAATCTTCATCAACCAAAGTCCTAAAGCTCTTTTGCTTACTCTATTTATTTTATCGTCAGGAACTTTTGGGAAGTCTTTTCGTTTAAACCATTTATAAACCGTATTAATTCCAACTCCAGTTTCTTCGCTAACCTCTTTTGGATTTAATAATATTATTTTTTCAACTTGTTCCATTTTTTCCTCCTTTCTATTATTTTACTTTTACAAACGTTCTCTATATGCTTAAATTTTCAAAATAGCCTTATCAAATTTTTATTTTTATATTGAAATAATATAAGTTGTTGCTTTAATTGTTTTTTACCTTAAAATCGATTTTAAAGCGTTCTAAATATATTTTTCTAAATTTTGTGATTTTAAGTATTCTTCTCTAACTAGTTCATTTATGTATTCTTCATACTCTAAATCAATTAGTTCAAGTTCTAATTCATCTAAATAATCCATTTATGTCTCCTTTCTAATTCAAAAATTGAATTCCTGCGTTGCCACTTAAAAAGTTATTTAAGTATTTTTGTGATTCAGGTAACATCATTCTTATGCTTTTTGCTCTTTCCTTGATTACTTTAATTTGTTTTAGAAATATTCCTTTTTCGACTGAGTTAATAGTAGAGCTTTCCATCATTCCGAGTTCATTTATTCTGTTTGGATTGTTACCTAAATATGTTTTAATTGCTTCAGGTAATGCGTCAAACTCTCTTCTATCGCCATAATATCCTCTTTGAATTGCCTTTTTGTATATTTCCCATAATTCTGATTCAGTTTCTTCATAAGGTTGTGTTAGTTCATCTATCTTATTCTTTATATCTGCAATTGTTGGTGGATAGCTTTGATATTGTATTAATTCTTTTATCGCAATTGCGACTAACTTTGAGTCATTGTGTTCAAACATTTCTGTGTATAAATTCACTGTTGTTTCTGCGTCTTTTTTGCTCATATCCTTGTAGAAGTTCGGATAACTTGCTTTTAATATGCTTAATATCTTTATTGTGTCTTCTCTAGTCATTTAAAATATTCCTTCCTCCTTTCCTATTTCGTAAAAAATATTGTTACTTTTCTGTCTGTTCTCGTATTTACCTTCCAAAATTTGCATTGCTTTATCGCTTCTTGTAACAAAATCAAAATCTGCTTTCCAGTTTCTGTCGTTTTCGCCTATTAAAAAATTTGACTGATTAGCTTTTATGCATATTTCTCTAAATACTTCTTCATCTATCTTTTCTTTTAAGCATTTATTTATTGCTACTTTCCTTTTTTCTGTAATTTTTAAACATTTCGGTAGATTAGTGCATTCTTCGTTGTAGATATTCAAAAAATTATTAAAAACTTCTTTTTTGTTTTCAGTTGGAGTAGAGCTAGCGATAGCTAGTGAGTCGTCAGACGATATTTTGTCGGTTCCGAGCGACATTTCATCGCTAGTAAGCGACATTTTTTTATTATCTATACTATTCTCTTCTTCTCTATTCTTTTCTATTCTATTCTTATCTATTCTTATCTTATCTGGGTTCACCAATGGTATACCAATGGTAGACCATTCACTTTTTAGTTGATACGCCTTGTTTTCGTGATTTTCTAACATATTAAATTCTTTTTGAAATTGAGTAGGTCTATATCTATCGCCTCTTAAATAATTATTAATTCTCCAATGTTTGATTACGATGATTCCAGAATCAAAAGGTATTAAATAAGACTTACTTATCAGTATTTTTAAATCATCCTCTTTTGTTCCTGTAATCTTCATTATTGACTTCCAATTATTTACGAATCCGTCATCATCTGCGTTCATCGATAGATGAAAGTACAACGCTTGAGTGCTGTTAGGCATTTCTAAAAAGTTGTCATCATTTGTTATTATCTTGTCGAACATTCTTTTTTGTGCCATTTTTCCTCCCGTCTAAAAATCAAAAATTTGAATTTGTTTTCTTCTTTTTGCTGCTTTTTTCATTTTTATTTCGTACATTTCAATCTTCACTAGTACTATCCCTGCTATTACTACTAATATTCCAATCAAACTCATAATAAATTGAATTGTTACTATACTGCCTAGATATTCTACTAGCATTGAAGCTAAAATTGGTAATATTGTTATTGTTGATATTGTTTTTATTCCTTCGATTATTTCTTTTATTTTTTTCATATGTATTTCTCCTTTTATTATTTATTTACTTTTATTTTTATTGCTTATATAATCTTCTCTAGAGGAGGTGATTATATGAAACTTAATCATGACTGTGTTCGTGATGTCTTGTTGTATCTTGAAGATAATTTAAATCTTGGTCAGAAGATTAAATTTGATTTAAATACTGACATTGCGTTAACTTCTAAATATTCTAAAGAAGACATTATATATAGTTCTTTAAAATTGCTAGAAGCTGGTTTTATAAATGCTAAAGCGTGTGATACAGTTCAACCTTATGGTCCTGTTGTTATTGAAATTGCTTCAATTACATACAATGGTCATTTGTTTTTAGACTCTATTCGTAATTAGTTATTTTTCATGCTATTAAAATAGTTTGATGTTGATTCAATTTCGGCATCAACTATTTTTTTTATTTCATTTTTTCTCATTTCAAAAATGAATTCGTCATATTTTCCACCAGCACTTTTTATTAATATTTCGTGTATTAACATTGGTAAATTGCTTGCCATTTTATAAAAGCTTTCATCAATCATTTTTTGTTCTATATTCTCTTTCATATCATTCTCCTTTCGTTTTTTCTTTTTTATAATTCAATTTGTGGTAGTATTCCTGCTTTCTTTAATTCGTCATATAAAAATAATCTTCCTTTTTGTGTCCATTTTGTTGTCATCGCTATATCTGTCATTCCGTTACTTCTTGTAAATTCTACGGTTTCACTTGATGTATACCCTTTATCTTGATAATTTGTGTATAAAAACCATTGGCTGCCTAATTTGTATTGGATTTTAAGTTCATGTAATATCTTGTTAAATGTTGTTGCACTCATTCCATAATCTTTTGCTATCGCTGTTGTTGTTACTAATGACTTGTTTTTTAATATTCTGTCTGTATAATCTGCTTTTGGCTTTAATTCTTTTATTATTTGATTTTGCTGTGCATTTTCTAATTTCAATGTATTAATTGTTTTATCTGCTATCCTTAATGCTCTTGCCATTACTTTTTCTGGACTGTTAAATTCTTTTTCTATTTCTATAAAGTATTGTCTTATTTCTTTTCCTTTTTCATTTCTTTGTAACATTGCTATTTCTTTTGCCATATCTAGTTTTAATATGTGGTCTGTATATGTAGTTTCATTACCTTGAGCTGTTGCTCTTTTTTGAGCGATAGCTATATAATCTGATCCTTCAGTAAATCCATACTCAACCATTCTTGGAAACCAATCTTTATATGCTGTTTTCACTCCTAATATTTCGTGTAGCTCTCTTCCGTTTACTACTGGCTCGTTGTTTTCGTTTGTTTCAATCTTGATTAAAGATGTTTTTTCTAATTCTTCCATACCATTTTCCTTTCGTTGCTTTTTAAATTTTTTAAATAATCTAATGTTGTTTCTATTTGACTTAAAAATACTGTTTTCATTCTTCTTATTGAAGACTCAACATATTCTATATCTCCATAATTTGTATATGCTTTTAATAATGTTTTATGTACTAATGTTGGTATTTCTATTGCTATGTCTTTTTGAATTTCTTTATTGAATTCTAAATCTGCCATTTTAACTTCCTTTTTACTGTTTAACTGTAGTTTAATTGTAAAAAAATTTGATGTCATCATATTTAACATTATAATATCTTAATAATTTGTCTAACGTTTTAATATTTGGAGAGCTTTTT